ATACTTAACAGATACTTATTTTTCCGTAATTAAAACAACGTAGGTTGTCGGAAAAATTGCAATAACAGACCAGACTTTAGTCTTTTCGTCACGAACTCTTACTTTGTAAGCATTGTTCTCCAAGATTAAGTCGTTGCCACTTACTTCATGCGTTGCATCGGTTAGTGGGTTAATGAAAACGTACATTTTCTTCATGAGCCAAATATACTAATGCAGTTATATTTTTCCAAACATATTTTTATTCTGGCACTCATAAGACAAATTAATTACCTCCAGTAACCAGCGTTTGAACTTTTTATAGTTTGTCATAGATATGCACTTGTAAAGGAGCATCATTCACCCCAGCAACCTCTTGTCTTTCGATATATCCTCTGCGCTTGCCTTTAGTCTTTAGGAAAAATATAGTTGCGGTTGTGTCTCCGTCCATTATTTTCTTGTGCAGTTGAGACTCAGCAAAGTCTAAGGTAACGTCTGTTAATGCATCTACGGCTTGTGCATAATTCTCGTCCTCATTTAACCAGCGGTAATGAGTCTTTCTGTCAATACCTACTGCCTTACATGCGGTTGTAACAATACCCAGACTCTTTTCTAAGGCTTGTATCATGGCCTCCTTTTTTAGTGAGGCATTCTGTGGCTTAGTTTCTTTCTTGCTCATTGTTATCTCTGTATTCTTTTGCTAACTTTATTTGACGTTTGGTTTGCCAAGACTTCCGATATTCAGCATCTGCGAATAGCTTACTAAAACCAGTTAGGTGCTTCAATTTAAGTATTTCCTCTGCCTCCATTCCTAAGTGGTTGCATATTTCCTCGTCTTTCCAGCCGTTCTCTAGCATTTGAAATACCATGTTTGACATTCCAGTAACGGAGTGCGCACCTCTTGCTCGGTTATGACGGACAGTCGCTGCCATTCTCTCGTTAATATCTTTCTCAATAACTACTATTGGCAATAGTCCATGATTACGCTCATAGATGTCTGGGTTGTTCTTGCATGTAAAGTATCTATGAAAGCCGTCCACAATAATATACTTGTCGGTTTGCTCGTCATAAATAGTAACTACTGGTTGAGTATAGCCGTCATGTTTAATGCTCTTGTATAGGAGTCCCATTTCTATTTTGGCCACACTATTAGGGTTGTAGTCATTTGGTTGCACCTTATCTATTGGCACCCACCTCACGAAGTCAATAGGCTGACTGGAAACTGGTGACAATACTTTGTGAATAAAACCTCGTAATTCATGCACGAATTTTACTTTGTCCTCTGCCTCGTTAAAAGCCTCTATTAATGTGTCAGCGTAAGTATGAGTCATATTTCATGTTTATTTCGTAATTCTCTGGAGTAATCTTGCCGTCAACAAACTTTTTGAGGGTATTGAACTCTGGCCTAGTTGTTAAGTTAATTATTTTCGTGCCGTCCCAGTCGCTAGAAAGTATAGCATTAATCATGGTGCGAAAAAAGATACTCCTAGCCTTGTCGGTTATTAGGTACTTTTTATTTCTTTCATACCATGACATTACTAAGTTCCTATTGTCCTCCTCTTGAACTAGGTTGTCTTTGAGGTACATTGCAAACTCCTCCCAGTCTTTGAACATATACGGCAACTCTTTAGGACAATGATATGAATTGTTCTTTAAGTGCTTAATTGTATTTGCTCCGTCTATTCGTGCGCTTATTTTCTCCCAAGTGTCTGGTTCTATTTCTTGCACGAGTAATAAGTTTTGAACTGCAGTCTCGTGGTGAAGATTACTTATGCGCATATCAATTACATTGACTCCATGTCGGTACATTCCGTCATAGACTGAATTGTAACTCCAGTTGTTGTCATGTATAGCTTTCCAGACGTCACTCACGCTCCAGTCATAGATAGGATAAAAAGTATAATGCTCCTTAGCTTTATTTAATGCCTTTCCGTATGTAACGTGCTTATAGGTTAAAGCACTAGTTAATGACATCAAACGTTTTGGGGACTCCTCCGTTCTAACTCCAGCCAAGTAACATGCTTTTTTACCTTTGAACTCTACTGCGAAGATTGCCTCGAATAGTTCGTGAAATCTGTTTGTGCCATACTTATTTTCCTTAATACTTATTTCGTCTTTAGGATGCACCCACTTATTGTCTTTCCCCTCCTCCCAGCAGTAATTGTAACGCTCATAACTAGACGCATTGTTCGTAATTACCATTGGCATTTGAAACCACATTGGCAACACCTCTGGGGAATACATTACCTCTTTCACTAGGTTAATTGTCCCTTGCCATTCTGCCTCTTGGTCAATAAAAATAACTGGTAAGGGTAATCTGTTTCGCTCCCTAGCAACTATTAATGCTAAATTGAGGACTATCGTGCTATCCTTACCTCCAGAAAAGCCGACACATACATTGTCAAACTCGTCAAATAGAAAACGAATGCGGTTTAGCGCCTCGTCATATACATTCGTTTTATTAAATATCCTCATTGTGATTAATTAAATATAGCAACTACTGAGGTAATGCCGTTCTTATACTGCTTGACAATCTTAAAACCTATACTAAGATACAACTTTAATGACATAGGGGTGCAGTTAGCTATTATTTTTTTTACTTTATAGTTGTCTCGAACTATATTCATGCGTCCTATTAGGAGCGTTTTATGATACCCTTTGCATCTATGAGTCTCTGGAGTATAGTCTCCCTTAAATAAAGCCGTTTTGCCTTTAATAATAAAGCCACCAATACTTACAATTTCATTAGAACTAAACAAGGCAACGTACTGCACGTTCTCGTTTGGTATAATTCCGTCATTTGCAGAGAGGTCAATCAAATGTTTGACTTCTTGCTGAGTAACAAAATGAAGTTGTGCCATATCTACTTAATAACCTTTAATAACTTTGCATACCTTGTTGCGTTTATTTCACTTCCGACATACTGCCAACCAGCTTTTTGTACTGCGTTAGCGGTTTGTCCTATTCCAGCAAAGCAGTCGAACACTATACCTTTAGGTTCAATAGGTCTTAATGCCTCTGTAATGAGGTCATAACCTTTAAGGTCTGGAATACTTAGTATATTATTAAAGTCATTAAAGACAATAATAACATAAGGTCTGCCCATACTTTGTGTGCGCTCGTAAACTCCATGTAAGGTATGGCCATTATTAACCATTGACTCAATAAGTAATTCCTTTCCTTTATTACTATAAGCCACAATACTTGGCTTTTTAGGGTTGCTCAATTTTCCTAGCTGGTTTAGAATTTGACTTATTGTGTGGTTTTTAACAATGCCAGTATTTTTTTTGAGCATAGTCTGGAACATTGATAAGGCTTGCTGTTGCCATGGTGGGTCAGTACAAAGAATGTCATACTCTGGAAACTCCTCCCAGTCCATAATGTCTTTATTAAATGCTTTTACCATACTATATTGTCATTTTTATCAAAGAACTTCTTGCGCAAATCTAAATAAGGTCTATTAAATTCTGTATTCCAGTTTACTGCGGTAACGTCAAACTCCTCATTATATGAAAATGAAGTACGCTCATTGCCACCACAAATTCTAGGGTTTTTGAAAAGGCTTATGTCAACACCTAAGTGTTGTGACAAAGTTGGAGTAACAACGTATAGCGGAATACCTTTAGTTGACATGTATCTGCTTATTACTGCGTCTTCCGAGTATTTCTTTAGTGCAGTCTCGTTATTGTCATAAAATTTAATTAAGTCCTCCTCTAAAGACTTTGGAAAAGCGTGACAAGGCAACCAGAAATTGCTGAAAACCTTAACAACGTGGTGACCTTGACTTACTGCCTCTCTATAAACTTTATTTGTAGGGTGAAAGAAACTTATGACATTCTTTTGAAAAGAGAATTTCAATATGTGCATTATTTTCTCAAACAAGTCTGCAGTAATACTCATGTCGTCATGTAGAATAACTTTCCACTTATGCTCGGACTGGTAACGAAGTATTGACATGTAATTGTCTTTAAGTCCCTTGTATCTATTTTCGTCACGAGTGTCTTTGTAATTAGAGTAATCTGTAAAGACTTTATATGGCAAACCTATTGCCTCCAGTTTCGCTATCTGTTCTGACACATCTCTGGTGTAATGGTTCATTACGCAAATTAAAATCATGCTTTCGCTCGGTTTATTATTCGAGTAATTGTCATATCATTACCCATTGTCCAATACTTGTAACCATTGGCATAGAAGTAAACGAATGGCTTTTTATAGAAGTATTCCGTTACTCCATGCTCCCTCATGAATAAGACAACATCTACAAAGTCTTTGTCGTTTGCCCACTCTTTTCTTGCAGACCATGAATGAGGAATGTTTGACATTGTTTTAGCAAAGGTAAACTTTTGCTTATCCAGTAATTCTATAACTTGTTCTCTTGTCATATACTAAATTCATGAGCGCAATTAGGACAAATAACATCTTGAACTTGTTGCTGGTGAACCATTTGTTCTGCTAACTCTTTTGCTTTACGCTCAATTTCCTCTCTCGTAACTTCGCTTGTGTCAATAGACGGAGCTAGAATTGGCTCATAGTCAACCTTTGGTACATCAATACCCCAGTCTCCTAAGTTATTTGCGTCCCACTCATTTGCAAGTACCTCCCAGTTCCATTCTCCAAAACTTGCATTATCTTTAATTACGAATTGCTTTTGTTGTTCCTCTGTTAATTCACTTGCTTGTATAATGTAAATCTCTGTCAGACCAGCCTCTTTACATGCTCGGAGTCTCATATTACCTCCTAGCACTATCATGTCGCTATTGACCACAATAGGACGTATGCGGAGCATCTCTGGGAACTCTTGAATAGACTTAACTAACTTTTTGAATTTGTCGTCTCTAATGACACGAGGGTTGTCTGGGTTAGACTTTACTTTGGAAAGTTTGACACGTTCTATTTTCATACTATTTTTTTGCTAATATAGGATATTTAAGTTTCATATACTAAGATTATTTGCCTATGCTAGATTGTACGAGGAGGAATGCGTTGTCCTAACCAGACAATCTCTTGTCTAGTTAGCACCCCTCCACTACTTGCCTCCGCTGAGTTGCTTTTCGTGTCGACCAAAGTGCCGATATTAACCTTTGGCTTGGGAACAACTGGTACGAAAAATATCTTTCGTTGCGTTCTTGCGACTTTTCCCTTGTGCTATCGCTGGACTTGACGCTCCCCCAGTAGTCCGTACAATATATGCGCTGGTGTTATTCTCATTCCGTCCACATATAAGGACGGCAAATATACTAATACAATGCCTTAATTAGTATAAAAGTTGTTAACAATTACTCAGTAACCTCTGGCTCGTCAGTTGTTAATACGTCTTTAGTGTCCTCTAGAGTCTCTAGTTCTGGCAAATAGCTTAGTAATTCACGAATAACCTTATTCACACAAGGTGTGCATGTAGTTACTTTGAACTTGCGGTCATACAACTTTCCTTTTAAGTCAAATAAAGTATTGACATCTGAAATTTGAATAACCTTTTTGCCTTGAATTTCCAAAACCAACTTGCGCATTTCAATAACTTGTTCTCTGGAAAGTAATGGCATCCACTTTTGCGCTGGGCAACCAAAGACTCCTTGTTTAGCCTTAATAGGCATTACGCAACCACATAGCTTAATAGTCTTGCGTTTGTACTTAACCTCTGTTTCGACCTCTTTGCCGAAAATTAAAGGGCCACAAGACTTAGTTGTTGCGTTATAGAATTTACATTCTCTGCAGATACTCATTCTGCGTTGATACTCCTCATGTTTAACGAATAGCATTTTTTATCCTCCTTTTTGCACTTTTAATTGTTTGATATAAATAGTCTTTTGGTATTCCAGTTTCTTTGCTTAATTGGTCATAACTAAAGTCAGAAAAAATATATTCCAGAAATACCATGCGTTCAAATTTAGGCAATCTATTGATAAGTAGGTCTAATTGCTCATTGGTTAACCTACTACCCAGCCACGTATTGTCAATTTCAGTTAGATTGTTCTGTAAGTCTTTGCGGTTTAGCTTATATGCCACATAGCGTTTATGGAATGACGACTTTGGAAGTATAACAGACTTGTGCATTGTAGTTATTACATACCACTCGAATGTATCTTGCTCAATTAGTTTGTCAAGTTTATCCGACTGCATAACATAAAGTAGTGACTCATGTAATAAGTCCAACGCATATTCTCTGTCATTCGATATTCGATATGCAGCCTCTCGAAGTGACTTGTACTTTGAAGTTATGTATGCGTCATATTTCACCTTTGAAATACTTTATTATTGTCTGAATAGCATCTAACGCTCCATAACAAGTTACTGCCTTAAAATGTCTTTGATTAAGGCTTTTTAACCACTCCTTTTGCTCATTTGATACTACACCTCCCTTTGTGCGTTTCATTTCAATAGCTAAGCCATTATAGAGTCCGTTTGGCTCGTATATGAATAAGTCTGGAAACCCAGCAACATAACCCATGGCTTTCATTTTGATTGCTTGTTTCATACTGGTACGCATACCACCAGCACTTGCGCAATAAAGTGCCTTTGGGTAATTTATTTTTAGAAACTTGACAACGGCTTTCTGCTCCTCGTCCTCCAGACGTGGCTTAGGTTTGCGAAGTATTGCCTTATTTAGACTCAATATAAATTAGTATAAAACAGAAACTTTTTTTGCATACAGACCAAAGTTAGTATAAATTCGTGGTCATAATCAAAAAACAATTAAACACATGAGCAATCAAATTATGTTAAAAAACCAACTACCAGCACAAGAGGTAGTCAATCAATTTACCGCTGGTAAAAACTGGAGTATTGAATACAGAGTTTACCACATAACACACATGACAAGTATTCCGTTTGAAAGTGAAAGTTTAGGAGCGCAATTCGCTATGGAACACTTAGCACAAGTATTAGCAACAAACCCAGAGTCATTAGTCTGTTTCATGGACAAGTTTGAAGTACCGACAACAATTAAAGTTTGGGTAAGTGACACAGAGGCATACATTCTAAAATCTAAATAATATGTTTGAACTACTAAGAGAAGGAGTTGCACTAAGTAAAAGCAACGCTAAAGACCACGCACAAGAGTTTGTCAACAAAGTCCTAGACGGAGAGGCAAACCCAGTTGAGTCACTAGTTACTTTGGAATACCTTAGTCAAGTAATTGACGAGGCCAAAGCTAGAATTAGAGAACTAGCAACGGACGCAATGTACCAAATAGGCCAAGAGGCAGTAATTGGTTACACTATCAAAGGAGCGCAAATCCAACTTCGAGAGACTGGAGTCAAATACAATTACTCTATGACGGAAGTCTGGAATAAGCTACAAGCACAAGAAACGGCTATTGCTAAGCAACGCAAAGAACTGGAGGAAACTCTTAAAACTTTGAAAGAGCCAATCGAAAAGTTGGACTATGCAACTGGTGAAATAACACCTCTAGTTCCTCCGACAAAGACAAGTAAAACCTCAGTAGTTGTTACACTAGCAAAATAAGTGAAAAAAAACTTGCATAACTTAAATACTTATACTAACTTTACGTCATAATCAAAAACAAAACAAGACATGGAACTTTTAATCTCATTTAAGACAATCGGCCACAACGTTAGCATTGTGGAAGTAGGGACGCAATCATTCGTTAAGTCATACGATACATTGGTTGCAACAATAGACTACATGAACGAGGCAGTAAAGCCAATCGGATATTGGTCTCGAACTACCAGTAAGCATATTAATGTAGTTGCCAAACAACTCGGTTTCAAAGTTATTAAGTAATGAAAGACATAGTAAAAAATCTAACTTTTCAAGAGCATGAAATTAACTCAATTTGCGAAGCAATTATACTCGCACAAAACGCTATCGGAGACAGACTTACTAACCAGCATAACGACTGGGACAATGAACTTCGTCAAAAGATTAAAGCATTGGACTCTATACTCAAAACTATTTACACGACAGAATACAAAGAGTTGCCACAACCTCCAGAAACGGAGGACAATAGTTTGTGTTCGGACTTCGAGCAATCTTTACCCTACATTGAGCCATAATGAAATTAGTGCTAATCTGGAACAATACCAAAAAATCAAAGAGGCACGCTGGAATGACCAACTAATAAAGACAATGATATGAGCGCAAAATTCTTCAAACTTTACCCAGAGTCAAATAAAGCAATAGTCCGAAGTGTTGCAGACGCGGAGCGTTTACGCAACTGGATATGGAGACTCATTCACGAACTTGACAACGCTAAGAAAGGCGAAGTTGTAAACATTAATGATGTCGGCATTGAAGTGGAGGACGACAGCCGTTGGGTGCTAGACTTTAAGGCAATCTGGGAGGAGGAATGTAGCAACGGCCAATTATATCTGGACGTGCTAGACGCAAGACTTGTTCTGGAAACGGAATACACTAAGCTAAGCATATTCATTGACATACCTCTACATTGGTTTGAATATACACCTCAGCAGAAAAGCATAGAGGAAATTTACGGCATCTTATGAGTCAATGGACGGACGAGTTTTGTAAGCACTTAGAGTCTATACAACGTCATGGAATACAAGCATATAAATCAA